GCGTTTTATACGGAAACGTTATTAATCGCGAGGCTGATAATTGGCGGACTTTGCCAGTGAAACCTGGAATTGGATTTACTGATGAAATGGTCAAGGATTTGTATCAGCACGTTGATTCTTTAGGCGAGAGCCGAGAAGACAATGATGGTTCAGGCTATGACTGGAGCCAACGGCAATGGGTTATCGATTTAGTTACAAAAGCTACAATTGAAGCCTATCACATTGACTCCTGCCGCGCAGAGCTTATGCGAATTGACGTTTATCTTTCGTATAAGACTCCTTGGTTGCTCTCAGACGGAACACTCTTAGAAGTGTATTTCGAAACTGAAGCAGGCCGAGAGTGGTTGGTTTGGAAATCAGGAAGATTTACGACAGCGCGAGATAATTCATGGGGACGGATCACGTTAGCACATTTAGCGGCTTTAAGGCTGGACAAATTGGAGCTATCATGGGCTGTCACTATGGGTGATGATTGCGTGGAATCGGACCTAGATCGAGATTACAGTCAATTTGGTATTCGTATCACGGATCGTAACAAAAGTAAGAGGGGAGAACCCTTTATTTTTTGTTCACATGAGATTCGTTATGACGGTAAGGCTCGTCTAATTCCGTGGGGTAAAACTCTTTATAGATTGTTATCAAATAGACCAGATTGGGAATTTGTTATCAATTTGAGTATGAACTCCGCCATAACCCAGAGCTATCAAAAATACAATCCTTGCTCTGGGATATTGGATACTACAAGACCTTGGGATATCAGCCTCATTGCCGGGCTGTGGGGGTTTGCATCTTACCCCAAAATTCGATCATGAAGGGCCAAGCCCAAAGACCGAAAGGCATGCCGAAGAAAGAGTGGGCTGCTTTGAACAAAGGACAGAAGGCTAGGTTCTTGGATTTTAATATCCATACGAACAATGTCAATTCTGGTTCTCAGCAGTACGGTGCTGGTCAGACCATGCGGACTCTCCCTAAAGCTAAGATTGCCAAGACAATCAAGCTTGCAAAGAGTTCAACCCGCACGGTGCAACCTGGTTTGGTTAATGGCGGACAATACCCAGTCATTACGGAAACGGAAATGATTGGTAATGTCACAGTTGACTCCAACGGATTTGAGATCACAAACCAGTTTGTTGTTCAACCTGGAATTCCAGTTGATCCTGACAACCCAAGAGGCTCTTCGGGGAGTTGCTTCCAATTTATTGTGCCTATGGCGCAGTTGTACGAGAAGTACGAGCTCCTAGCCCTC